CCAATGGCCGTCCGTCTCCCACGCCGCCCACTCACCATCAAGCAGTGAATCAAGCGGCCTACGAGGCTCAAAGTCCGTATCTAGATACACGCCACCGTGACGCTGCACAATCTCATAACGCGCAACATCCGAGACGAACTGGCCTACACTGCCCGGCGCAATCTTCCATGCATCATCAATGAGTGATTGATTGCGCAGCCCGAAAGCCGCTAAATCATCCTCGCCCCACACCCGTACATCCCAATCAGGATGCAAGGAACGCCACCCCTCAACCCAAGAGGCATACAGGGGGGGCAGGGCCCCACCCACCCACACGAAATGGAGGTTTCGCGGGATCACAGCACCCATTCATCATCACCGCAACCAGACCCGCGCGGCACACCCGCCGCATACTTCGGAGCTACAACACACACCGACGACAAGCCCGGCACCCCGCCAAGAACAGGAGCCAGCATCGCCCGCTCCTGCAACGTCAAAACCAGCCCCTGGGACCCGCGCTCGTAAGCCTCAGAGAAAGGACCAGCGGACTGAGACACCCGAGCGCCCGGATTAGACCATAAACGCCCAGCCACCATCACGGCCACCGTTCGCAACACATCGAGCTGCATCTCAGACACACCGGCCTCAGCATCGCCGTCTGCGCCCACCCAAACCCGCCCCGTATGGGCACGGATCAGAGTGGACGCAGCCGACAACATCGCCGACACGCGCACGAACCCGGACGAGTCGAACGACTCACCCGACCACGCCTCCAAGTCAGAAGGTGAAGCGAATGCCGGAAGGCTCATCAGGAACCAGCCGCCAACACAGCGCCAACAGGGCACTGGACGGCATTGCCGTCGCCGTTGGTGTTATCGCCCAGCACGTAGGCGAAACGAGCCTTAAAGCGCAGCGCAACCATGTCTCGCTCAGCGAGATTGATTCCACCGACAGTAGCCTCGGACAGGAACTTGACCGACACGTCTTGGCGAACACCGATGATGACACGCTCAGCGTCAACGACGAGCGCCTCAACGTCAGTGTCCCAAATACGAGACGAAGCCCAACGACCGTTCAGCCCAGCAATCGAATCCGACGCATCAGGAGTCGAAGACAGTGAAGGCAGGAAGATCGGGGTACCGTCCGAAGCACTAGCCCGCAAGTTGGCTAGACGGAACTTCAGACCACGACGAGCAATCACATCGCTCGGGTCCCAGCCGGCCTCCTCGACAGCCTGCGCAGCCTGGAAGATCGACCCAACAAGATCATCTTCCACGGTGCTAACAGTGTAGGTTTGGCTAGCAGCAACCGCGGCAGCATGAAGATCAGCCGAAGTCCACGACACTGGTTTATTAGTGCCGAACAACACCGCAGCATCGAGCGCACGCCCAATGGCATCGCCACCTTGAACGGTGATCTGCTGCACAATGTCAGTCGTCGCATCATCAACAACGTTCTCATGCACAGGGATGATCACAGCGATCTCCTCAGCGGTGAGAACCTTGTTACCCCAGGTGACCTCAGCAGTAGGCTTCTTGCCTTCATCCGCCGTGGCAGACTCAGCAACGAAACCGGCAGTAGGCACGGATGCAAGCACGGGAAGGTTCGTCACCTTCGTGCCCATCTCAACACGGCGGAACGTCTGTAGCGCAACCGACGAGTTGACCGCAGAGTCAAGCAGAACCTGACTGTACGCATCCTCAATAAGTGTGGAGACTTCGCTCCGTGATATGTCGGCCATGATGGCCTCCTTTCATTGTTGGAGGCTCAAAAACTGAGCCGTTTACACATGCCGCAACTGACGCATGGCAGCCACCGCACGATCTTTCGCAGTCTCACCATGAGACGGCGAATCTGACCCAACACCCTCACGCGGAGTGGGTCGGGACTTCGGCGCCAGAGCCGGAGCCTGAAACATTGCAAGAATCTCGTCAGCATCAGCCTCAAGCTCCTCACGAGTAACACCCATGAGACGCTTAGCCTGAACTGGCGACAATCCCTTCTCAAAAGCCACATCAGCACGCATCAACGCACTACTAGCAGCCTCTGATTCACCCTTGAGACGCTCGACCTCATCACGCAAGCGTTCAATCTCGGACTTATCCCGAGATTCAAGCTCAGCCAATCGAGCAGACACGTCCTTCAACTGTCGCTCGGCATCACGCCGAGCCTTACGCTCAGCATTAAGCGCACTCTTACCACCAGAAGCCAAGGGAGCTTCACCATCCACCGACTCATCAGAGACGGCAGCATCATCAACAAGGTCATCCATCGCGGATACCCCTTTCCTCTAACGTGCGGCCGCCTCGCGCAGCCGCTACGACAACCCAGCAACCAAGGCCGAGAACACCTTCACAGTGTCCCCCTCAGCGCCAGAAGCCTCACCCCACAAGCCAGCCCACCGCTCAGAACTCGCAGGCAAATCTCCGCCATACAACGGCTGAACACCGCAATGACAACCATCGTGAGCCTGAAACGCTCCAGACTCACGGCCATACACAGCGCCACGCGAAGCCAACATCGCACAAAACGCACATGGCTTACCGGAAGTGATCCGCGCCCACCCGACACCATCAGCCGCAACAGTCCTCAAAACCGTCTCACGACCCCCACCCAACACCATCCGTGACCCAGCACGAGCCACACCAACCGCACCAGACTCCATCGCCTCAACGACTGACACACCCCGAGCAGTCGCAGACTTCACAGACACAGGCCCAGTCACCGTCAACGACGTAACCACCTGCTCCTCGCTTATGCCAGCATCGAGAACCGCCCCCAACACCGCATCAGCGCCCAGAGCAGCCTTCTTTATTGCGTCCAAATAAGCCGCAGCCAACGACGCAGACACCCGCCGTTGACCAATCACAATCGGCACCGCCGAATCAAGCCACGCCCTCGAAGTCGCATCCAGCGCGAAACCATCCAACAACCGCCAAACCGACAACAGCGACTGAGACGACGACGCAGCCAACCTTGACTGCGCCAACCGATGCGCCTCAGACAGCCGATCCAACTCAACCGACACCAGGAACCTCAAGCCCCGACGACTGGCCAGCCACCAACTCACGCATCAACGCATCCAGCGACGAACCCTCAGATAACGCCGCCATCGCCTCATTCACATCCGAATCCGACCATCCGGGAATCATCCCAAACAGCATCCGGGACGGCACCCCGACATCACGCAACTTCAACAACGCATCAGCAGTCTGGGCCAACGACCTCGACCCCACATCACGCCACCGCACAGCCGCAGACACGTCACTAGCGCCGGCCTCATCACCAAGAATCAACGCAGCCAACCGCAACGACTGCTCAAGCCCCTCACCCAAAACCATCCTGCGCTCAGCAATCCGACGCTGAAGGCCAGCCTCAGCAGCCGCCAAAGCCTCAGCAGACAGATTCACCAACGAGCCGAGCAGGTAATGAGGAGGAGTCTGGGACACCGCAGCCAAATGCCGAACATGGGCCTCAAGAGCCGACACATACTGACCTAGATCGGCAGCGGCGAACTGCCCAAACTTCGTATCAGGATCAGCCGCCATCAGAATCGAATCCACATACGCCTTCACCTGGGGCATGAGCGGATCACCATCACCATCACGCAACACTTCGCCATCGCTATCACGCAACGGCTCACCCGGATTCAGGCCAGCGATCCAACGCTGAGGAAAGGCCCCATACTTAGCGACCATCTGCAACGTGAACGTCGCATCAGTGATCCGATCCTGAATCGGGATCAACGGTACAACCTCACCCTGGGGCGCACCCAGCAGGTCAAAGCTCGACACCACGCGCACCGCAGGACAAAACCCGAGACCATGCACCACCGACGAAACCACAGACCAGCGACCATTGGCACGCACGAGCCGCCACCGAGCCTCAGCGTCATAAAGGTCCCAATGGTCAGCATCAATGCGATGCAACACAACCTCGGGCCATTCATCGCCACCATGACGCCACAACGCAGAAACGCTATCCGCAGACGCAGGCCGCATCCACACGCCACCGCCATCAGAAGGTAGCTCGAACACCCAACCAGACCCACACGTCAGAACCGCATAAAACAACGCAGCCTGACGCGCATCCATCCCGTTGGCTCGCCACCCATCAAGCCACGCCACGGAATCACCCGTGCCATACCCATCAACAAAAAGCCCCTGGGTCTGAGCACGTAGAACCAGATCAATCCAGCCCGTCGCAGACTTCACCGCCAAGTCCCGATACTCGGTCTCCACATTGTCAGGCAGCCACGGCAAACGACACTCACCGCGCGCGTAGCGCACAGCACGACGCAGGCGCAGCCACTCCGAGCGACCGGCCTTCTCAAGATCAATCGCCAGATCAACAACCTCAGACACGCTCACCCCCTACCGCACACCAACAACAACACCAGACCGCCTCACCTTCTCAGGCTTACGATCACCACGCTCCAACATGACAACAGCCGAAGTCGCACCCATCAACGGCGAGACATCCACACCATCACGCGACGGATGCCACAAAGACGACTCACCGACTGGACGCAACCGAACCGCACCAACCGAACGCCGCAACAACTCCGAGCCGTCATGGAACAGCCGACGCTCATCCACCAGCCCCAACACACGCCCACACCCACCAGCCATATCAGTCACCGACAACACAGCCACCGGCACCTTCTCAGCCTCCAACGCCGACTTCAACGAAAACCCGTTAGACCCGGCACGAACACCAACCCCAACCGGCTCATACTTCGCCACCAACTCAGCCACACGAGCCGCCACCCACCCAACACCACGACGAGACTCAACAACCTGCACCCACACGCCATCAGCAACAACACCGGCCAGATACACCGTGGACCACTTACGATCTGCAGAAACCTCAACCGCCAACGCCACAGTTGAAGGACGATCATCAGGCCTCACACCCAACTCATCCCACACATGCAAAGGCACAGGCAGCGACGACTCGCGCGACGGCCACCACGACAACCGCTCACGCAAAAACCCATCATCGGACAACGCCCGACGCTCCCGAGCCGTGAACTCCTCACTAATCCGAAACCCAAGCCCCGGATTAGCCGCAGCCCACACACCACGCTCATCCAACACCGGCTCAGAAGCAGGATCGGCCGACCACTCCAACCAAGCCAACTGCAAATCATCACCAGCACGACCACGATCACGCAGCGACGTGAAGTGCTCACCAACATCACCTGGGCCCGGCACCGTCCCCGCATAAATAATCTGCGGATTCACCTGCGCTGATTGCGTTGGCAGCAAGGAATCCATTGCATCACCCGACAGAATCTGCGCCTCATCCACCACCAGCACTTGAGCCGAAAAGCCACGACCAGTAGACCTCGACCTCGCCAAGAACCGCAACCGAGCACCAGACTCCAACTCAATCGAAGTGTCCTCGTTCGACTGACGGAACCCAACCACCTGGGACCCACGACGCTTCACACGCGCCAACAACGCCGGACAACCCTCGATCAACCCACGCATCCGCCGATAATGCTCCTTCGCGGTCTTGAACTCATGCGCCGAATGCAGTAAATGCTTCTCACCGCCAAGAAACAGACCCCACAACTCGCGAGCTTCCAGAATCGCACCCTTGCCATTCTGACGAGCGACCAGCAGTCCGACCTCGTACGCAGCCCAACCACCATCAGGACGCTCACCCAACATCACACGTAAACACAACTGCTGCCACGGATCAAGCTCAAGACCAGCCAACCGCGCCAACTCAACAGCCTCATCACCAGCAGAAGCCCCGAACTTAGGGCCAGTCAAAACCCTAGGTTCCTGAACGCCGACCAGCGCGCAATCTAGCAAGCTCATCAACACCATCCCCACCACCGACACTCACACCAGCAGCGACCTTGGCCGCAAGCCTCGGTGACAGCGCCAGCGCATCAGCCAACTTCACAAGATCAGCACGCAACGCCCGAACCTGCACATACTTCGGAGCCTGCACGACAGACCGCACATTCCCCTTGTCGTCACGCAGCGTAAGGACGGTCCCGTTCTCACGAACCCACAGCTCAGCCGCCCGCAACTCGACCACCGTCGCACACCAAGCCCGCAACAACTCAGCAGGCACCGAGCCAGAAACCTCACCAGCCACCAACGCCCACACGCCGGCCTCATCCTCAGTTAGATCAACTGGCGGATCAACCACAACACACCCCCAAAAACGAAAGTGCCCCGGCCGTAGGCGGGAAACGACCGGGGCACACCCGTGGGAAGGAGAAGGAGCACCTACGACAACCACGTCACCCACGAGTTCGAGCTAATGACATGAAGGTGCCACCTTGCTCGATACGTCATGGACGCTAATGGATCACGGCGCGGATGTCAACCATTCAATCCCAAGACACACCGACACGGCGCAAATCCCGACCAGTCGGGCCATCCTCCTGGAAAAGTTTCGCAACCTCAGCCGCATCAGACACCTTAGCTTCAGTGGCTGTCATGCCACCCAAAATACCACGTCACGCGCCAAAACTCAATACCCAACACCCAAATCACACACCGTGGGGAGAGAAACGGCCCTATGCCGACGCTGAAGGGGCCAGAGAGTGCCGGAGGGGGTACCCCCCACCCCTTAGCAGCACATGCCCCTCACTAAGTGCCAGAAATAGTGCACGAGCCGTCTAAACGCAAATGCGCTACCACTGCCACGAAGCGCCCTCATCGGTGCTCTCAGCAGCCTTGCGGGCCAACCTGTCGCGCGTCCAATCCACAGACCGATCACCCCGAACCCGATTACACAACGGCTCCACATTGTGGTGCACCGCCCGCAGATTGTCAGCTCGACTCGACCCACCCGCAGACCTAGGTATTATGTGATCTGCGGAATCAGCACCCTCACCGCCGCAAATATGGCACACCCCGTTATCACGGCGCACAACGTAAGCAACCATCTCCCGCCACCTGCGAGACCCACCACTCACGCCCAAGACCCAACCGTCTTAGTTCGTGCAACCCTCATCAACACATGCTCAGTTAATCGCCCGCCGTGGCGATGCACCCAACCGATAGCGGCCACAGGCGGCCACACGCCATGACCAGACCGGTAATCCCCACACATCCGGCACAGATTGTGAGAGCGCCACCGATCACACACCGGCTCCACCCGCTGGTTGCCGCGCTCATCCACCCAGCGGGCACACGACACACAGCCCTCAATACGACGCTGCACGGGCTTGGGCTCAGCGGCCGTAGCCTCTTGGCCCTGCATGATCACCGCGTGCACTGACGGCGCACCCTCGCATGACCCAGACCGCACCGACCGCGCAAGCTCAGCGGCACGAGCAACGCGAGCATCGAACGCATCCACCGCCGGCGCGTCACTCATCGACACCCAGCGCTCAAGACGCAACGCAGGAGAGCGCAACATCTCAGCTATTGAGTCCTGCACCGCGTGCACGTCATGCACACGCACAGCTGCGCCATCGACCATGCACCACGCCGAAGCCATATGCCTACACACACCGGCGATGCCGGAACGCCAAGACGCAATAACCTTCTCGGCTCGCAACTCCACCGAACCAGAACGCACCGCAGCATTACCCGTTGGATCAGAGTGTAGACACTCACCATCGGATACAACCGACAAGCCCTCAGGTCTACGACGACGAGCCACCAGCGCTTGCAACTCACCGTCCTGCAACATCGCCGCCGCAACACTCAGCGGCGACATGGCCCCAGGGCGCGGAGATAGTGATCCAATGCCACCGCACGTCGAGCACTCGGTGCGCTGCTCACGCACGCCAACACGACCCTCACCACCGCAACGATTACACACGCGACGCAGCGGTGAATGCAACCAGTACAGGTCACCGCTCACCGCCTGCAACATCGCTACGCGATCACGCATCGACCTAGGCATTCTCACGCTCCTTGCGACGACGACGCGACGCTACCGAACTATCAACAGCATAAGTGCGACATGCGGCACACAAGGGCTCCTTGCGGCGACGGTGCGCCCCTGGGCCCGCCGACGTACCGCAGCGAGGGTCGAGCCCACGCTCGATAGGCATGAGCCCAGCACGGACCGTGTGGCGATCCTCAGCCCCATCAGTGAGGCACTCGATACGCACTGGGCACGCCGCACAGATCACACGCAGCGGCTCAGCCTTCTTCGGGTCCTTCGGTGCCCAGTCCAGACCCGCGTGTTCAGGTTTACGACATTGCGCAAACTCGCGCCAGTTTCTAAACATCATTACCCCTTATCTTTTCTAAATGAATAAACGCATTACGCCAACCACCGCTGGACCTCTGAGCGTCCACCGCGGTCAACCCCGCGGCGAACCAGTCGGG